AAGATGTTAGTATTAAAAATAGTGGCATAACAAGAACAGGAACAATTGATTTTAGAATATTTGGTTTTGTGACTACAGCAAGTACAACGACAAGTAATATAGACACTAAGAGAAATCAGTTAGTAACAACAGTTGAGACAGCTTTGGATAGTGACAGAACTAGATCAGGTAACGCATTGGACACCCAATTAGTTAGCGTAGAAACAGACGAGGGAAGTATATTTCCTTATGGTGGTGTGATTATGACTATAAGGTGCTTCTATAAATTTACACAAGGAACACCATAATATGAGTAATAAAACATATTTAATTAAAAATGGAGTTACTGTATTAACAGATAATCCAAATAAATTTCTAGATGATGGTTGGGTGCATAAGCATAACAATCCTGAAGCTAAGAAACCAACAGGGAGAAAATATGGCAAAAAGAATAAAACTCCAAAATAATGGAGAAACTATTGAGGTTTGGGATAACCAAGTAGAGGAAATGAAACAGCAAGGCTGGTCGGATTCATCTGCAAAACCCAAAAAAAAATCAACAACAAAATCTTTTAATATAGAAGAAGGAGAAGAATAATGGCAGTACATACAGGATCAGCTGGTCTAATTAAAATAGGTTCAAATACTGTTGCGGAAGTGACAGCATTTACTTTGGAAACGACAGCAGATGTAATTGAATCAACTCAATTAACTGACACAAATAAAACATTTGAAGTAAGCAGAAAAAGTGGAACTGTAACTGTTGAAGCCGCTTGGGACGAAACTGATAGTAATGGTCAGGTCGTATTACAAGAAGCAACAGGAGTTACTTTACTACTTTACCCAGAAGGTGCTGATAGTGGAGATTATTTCTACACAGTACCAGCAATAGTAACAGGGAACTCTGTTTCAGTTACTATGGACGATCTAATTAGATTATCAATTACTTGTCAAATAAATGGTGCTATCAGTAGAGGTACAGTATAATTTGACAATAAATCCAATTTAGGATAAAAAGAGCATATGTCTAAAGCAATCGACTTTGTAAAAGATCATTTTAATACTTATGAAACTCGCAAAATTGTCGTTCCAGAATGGAAAGATGAAAACAAGAAACCTCTTGAAATTTTTGTTGAGCCAATAACATTAGAACAGAAAAAAAAGATTTTAGCTAAAACTAGAATTGATGAAGTTGAAGCTCTAGCATATGCCCTTATCTGGTTAGCTAAAGATAAAGATGGAAATAACCATTTTACATTAGAAGATAAATTTACTTTGATGAAAAAAGCTGATCCAGATGTAGTAGCAAGGGTTGCTGGGGACTGTATGACAGTTCCTACATACGAAGAAGCTAAAAAAAAATAGCTGACGACTCAGAGTTACAATCATATTACGAATTAGCCGATTACTTAAAGATTCCAGTATTTGAAGTCTTAAAAATGACTTATGAAGAATATTTAATGTGGATTGCTTTCTTAGATGACAAAGCTAAGAAGGAAAGAATCGAAATGAATAAAGCAAAAAATCAATCAAATATGCGTAGGAGATAAATGACTAAAAAAGTTGCAATAGATATAGTCGCAAGAGACAAGACCAAAGCCGCATTAAGCGGTGTTAGTAAAGGTATAAATAGATTAAAAGGACAAGTTTTTAATCTTAGAAATGCTTTTGCTGGTTTAGGAATTGCATTAGTTGGAAAACAGTTTGTCGATACAGCGAGATCAGTTGAATCATTAAGAGTTAGATTTAAATTTCTATTTGGTTCAGCAAAAGAAGGAGCAAAGGCTTTTGATAACTTAACTTCATTTGCGGCTAAAGTTCCATTTAGTCTTGATGAAATAGCAGGTGCATCTGGATCATTAGCTGTTGTTGCGAAAGACGCAGATGATCTAAATAGAGTTTTAGAAATTACAGGTAATGTTGCGGCTGTAACAGGTTTAGACTTTAGAACAGCGGCAGAGCAAATACAAAGATCATTTGCTGGTGGTATCGGTGCGGCAGACTTATTTAGAGAAAGAGGTGTAAGAGCTTTATTAGGATTTAAAGCTGGTGCAACAGTAACTATTGATGAAACAGTAGCGGCATTTGAAAGAGACTTCTCTGGTGAAGGTCGTTTTGGTAAAGCAACACTTTCATTAGCACAGACATTTGATGGAACTCTATCAATGCTTGGAGATAAATTCTTCAAGTTTAAACTTGCAGTGATGGACTCAGCACCTTTTGATTTTTTAAAAGTTGCATTTGCTAGTATAGATATATTTATTGAAAAGAATTTTAACTCCATAGAAGAATTTGCTATGGTTGTTGGTGGTAATATAGTTAAGATTGCCAAACAGATGATTTTATTTGGTGCATCTGCGGCAGATTTATTAGCTCCAATATTTAGAGTAGTTAGAACTGCTGTTACAGATGTTATTAATATATATAATTCACTACCAGCAGTTGCACAATCTTTAGGTTTAATAGGATTATTATTTCTTGGTAAAAAAGGTTTAGCTGGAATAATTGCCTTAGATTTTGCATTAAGGAAAATAGGCGATTTAACAGGTCTTGGAACTGTATTTAAAGACGCTACAAAAGATATAAAAGGTTTTAATAAAGAAGCAATTACTTTAGATGCTATATTAGAAAAACCATTAGATGAGAGATCATTTTTAGAACAAGCAAAAGTTATTCTTGCAGACCTAGATAAACAAATGCTAGAGGCTAGAAAAAATGCCGCTGTATTAGAAGATGCGATTGAAAATCTTGGAAAAGAAACAAAAACTTTTGGTGATAGATTACAAGATACGAAAGCAAGATTAGAAAATACATTTAAAGGTGCTATAAACTCAGCAGACAAAGCAGTTAAATCATTTACTGACGCTATTGCTAGAGCCATCGTCACAGGGCAATCTATGGGTGAAGTATTTAAAAATGTAGGTATTCAAATATTAACATTCTTTATTTCTTCAATATTAGAAGCAGTTATTATGGCTGTATTCCTAAGAGATATATTAGATTCAATCGAAGAAAAATTAAGTAAGAAAAAAGATACAACTAAAGAGGCTTCAAATGCATTAAGAAGTTTTGCGGCATCAACTGCGATAGCTGGAACTGCACAATTATTATTTGGACAGCAAACAGCACACGCAAATAGACAGCTTGAAAGACAAATGGCTTTACAAGAAAAGAAAAGCAAAAGTGCTATCGGTGGAGCTATTGGAAGTATTTTCGGACCGATTGGTGGAGCAGTAGGTTCTATCATAGGTGGATTTTTTGCAGATGGTGGTCGTCCACCAATAGGCAGACCATCAGTTGTTGGTGAAAGAGGTGCAGAGTTATTCGTACCAGATTCAGCAGGAACAATAGTACCCAATGAAGCTCTTGGCGGAACAACAAACATTAATTTTAATATTACAACAGTCGATGCACAAGGCTTTGGAACATTATTAGATAGTAAGAGGGGACAGATTATAAATATGGTTAATACTGCATTAAATTCTAAAGGAAGGTCGGCTCTAGTATGAGTGGTGCATTTCCTACAAGTCCGATTGCGGCAAGTGTTGTTATTTCAAACAATCAGACAACTTTGGTATCTACATCTATTAGTGGTCGCAGACAATCAAGGCAATTACAAAATCAACGCTGGGGATTAAGGGTAGTATTCCCACCAATGACTAGATCAAATTTTGCTCCGATTATTGCTTTCATAACTAAACAAAGAGGGCGTAAAGAATCATTTACTTATACGCCACCGATTATAGATGATTCACTTGGAACAGAAACAGGATCAGTATTAGTAAACGGAGTTCACGCTGTTGCTGATACGACTATTGCTATGGACGGATTTGCAGGTGATGGAGCAGGAAGATTTAAAGCTGGTGATTATATTAAGTTTACTTCACACGACAAAGTTTATATGGTTGTGGAAGATGTAACTTCATCAAGTAATGCGGCAACAGTAACCATAGAGCCACCATTAACAACTGCATTAACTAACGATAGTGCAGTTACTTATGATAGTGTTCCATTTACAGTAGCATTAAAAAACGATATTCAAGCAATACAATTAGGCTCAGACACTTTTTATAGATTTGAAATGGATTTAATTGAGGTATTATGACCAGAGGTTTACATTCTGATTTACAAAATGAATTAGCCACCGATCATTTAGACCAGATACATTTAATTCAATTAACAATCGGTGGAACAACTTATTATAGGACAACAGGATATTTTGATCTTGCTTATGATAGTAATACATATACTGCAAGTGGAGATATATTAGGAGTACCGAGTGTTCAAGAATCAGCTTCAATTAACACAAGCCAAGTTAGTTTGACTATTACAAGTGTTAGTCAAGCGTTTCTAAGTTTATTTTTAAATAACGATCATATACATCAGCCAGTTACAATTTATCGTGCATATTTAACTGACGCTGGTGCATTGGTTAATAATCCCTATACATACTTTGTTGGATATATTTCTGGTTACACAGTAAATGAATCAACAACTTCAAGTCGTTTAACAATCAATATTGCTAATCATTGGTCAAACTTTATGATGAAAAAAGGTCGTAAGACCAATGATAATTCACAACAACAATTATTTAGTGGTGATAGATTTTTTTCATTTAGCAGTGCTGTTATAACTGATCTTGAATGGGGTAAAACAACTGACAAACAATAATTTAGTTTACGCAACTGATTCTGATATAGCTGAATTAATTAATTTCTTAATTGGTATGCACGATGAAGCAGAAACGCTTTATCCACCATATGATAAGTTTTTAATGAGTAAATTTATCAAACCAATCGTAGCTGATAAATTATGTATATTGTTAAAAGAAGATCAGAAAATTATTGGAGCTATGGGTGGTGTAGTTTCAAGATGGTGGTTTTCACATAATGAATATTTAGGTGATGCTTTTTTCTACATAGACAAAGAGCATCGTAATTATCAAAATGCTAGTGCATTAGTTAAAGCATTTAATGATATTGCTAATAAAAAATTAATACCTTGTTTGATAGGAACAGCAGACGGAAACGATTTAGATAGAAAATCTGCATTGTATGAAAAATTAGGATTTAGAAAAATTGGAGATATTTTTGCAAATGGAGTTTAAATGGGATTTATAAAAGATGTAATTGATAATGTAATTGATACAGTAGTTGATGTTGTAGATGAGGTAGTTGATACAGTAGTTGATGTTGTAGAAGAAGTTGTATCTTGGGTAATTCCAGCAATGCCAGAGCTTCCAGAGTTCAATGCAACACCTATTGATTCACAAGATTTAGGAACACAAGGAATATTACTCAACAAAAGAAAAAGTGATAGTTCTTTACCATTGCTATATGGAACAAGACGAGTTGGTGGTAATATTGTATGGTTAGCAACTACTGATGATAATCAATATCTTTATGTAGTTTTAGCTTTATGTGAAGGTCAAGTTGCTAAGTTTACTGAATTGTATTTAGACGAACAGTTATATGCAACTTATACAGGTTCGGACACCACTTATGGAAACACAACAATTATAAGAAGTGGATCAAATTTAACATCACCCACACCAACACTTCCACCAACAAATTCATCTAATTTGAGTATTGACACTGACCACCCAATGTATAAAGCTGTGGAAGTTATAGATGGAGTTGATACAGATATTTTTCCAACTGAATTTATATGGTTTAATGGTACTGATGAAGGATATGATTATGGAGATCATTTTGCTGGTGAGTTTGGTGTTAACAGATTAGGTTGGATTAATACTTTTAAGGGTAAAGGTGTATGCCACGCTCTATTTCGTTTTAAATATAATGCTGATGCCTTTACAGGATTACCAAAAATTAATTTTGTAATAAGAGGAAAATTAGTAAATACAAATTTAAGTGGGACAAGTTATGCTTATTCTGCAAACCCTGCATTGGTTTTATATGATTATTTAACTTCAACACGATATGGTAAAGGTTTATCTGCAAGTGATATAAACACAAGTTCATTTACGACTGCGGCTGGAGTTTGTAATACTTCAGTTACACCATACTCAGGAGCAAGTTCTCAAAATTTATTTGAAACTCATACTGTATTAGGAAGCAACACAAAGATCATAGATAATGTAAGAACTCTTGTATCACCTATGAGAGCTTTTTTTACATATACAAGTGGTTTATATAAAGTTGTTGTTGAAGGTACAGGATCAAGTGCATTATCAATTACAGAAGATATGATTGTGTCTGGAATACAAGTTGTAGGAGAAGGCAAACAAAATAGATATAATAGAGTTACAGCAAGTTTTGCTGACAAAGATACTAATTATCAAAGTAATCAAGCGATATATCCACCAAGAGATGAAACTAATGTTGGTGCAAGTTTTAAATATGCAACTATGTTAGCGGCAGACAATAACGAAGAATTGCATTTTAATATGACTTTACCTGCTACTACTGATTATTATACAGCGGAAGATTTAGCAGAATTAGTTTTAAAAAGATCAAGAGCAGGACTAAGAATATCATTTAGTGCAACTTCAGAAGCACAGAATTTAATTGTAGGGGATATATTTCAAATTACTCATAGTGGAATGGGATTTAGTGCTAAAAACTTTATTGTAACAGGCATAACTTTATCAACTGCTGGAAGTGTAAATATTAATGGTGTTGAATATACTGCTGATGCTTATTCTTATAATACAAAAATAGTTCAACCCTCACCACCAACTACATTTCTACCTAATCCAAAGATAGTTGCCGCTCCTATTTTAACATCAATAACTGATACTGCGGTTAATATTACAGAGGGAAACTTAAATGTAATAATGACTGTTTCATTTAGAGGAACATCAGATTTTTTTGTAGATAAGTTTGAAACTGTTTATAAAAAAAGCACAGATTCAATTTATAAATCCGCAGGTATATCAAGTAACCAAGTAAGAGAAATACCTGTTGAAAGTAGTACGACTTATAATGTTAAAGTAAGATCAATTAACACATTAGGTTATAAATCAGCTTTTGTAGCAGGAGATCACTATGTAGTAGGCTTTGAAGATCCACCTGCTAATATCACAGGATTATCTATTGATTATCAAGATGAGATAGCGGTATTAAAATGGGATACTGCTACTGATTTAGATTTAGCTTATTATCATATTCGCTATTCACCTAATGCAGATGATTCATATCCTAACAGTAGTATCTTAGTAGATAAAGTCAGTCCACCTGCTAACACAGTGGTAGTACCTGCTAAAGCAGGAGTTTATTTTATAAAGGCATTTGATTTATTAGGACACGAATCATTAACAGCTAATAGTGTAATAGGAACTGTAACAAAATTTGCAGGACAAAACCTAGCCACTACAATAACAGAAGAGACATCGTTTGCAGGAACTAAATCTCAAGTTGTTGTTGAAGATAATGCTTTAATTTTACAAGGTGATGATGTTACATCGTTTGACAGTGTAAGTGGAAACTTTGACGATAAATTAGGTTTGTTTGATGAAATAGATGGCTTTGAAAGTACAGGCACTTATACTTTTGCTAATCAAATTTCATTGGGTGCAAAATATCAAGGAAGAGTATCTTCATTTTTAAATGTAGATCAATTAGATCGAGTTTCTAGTTTTGACCAACACGCAGGGTTATTTGATTCTGCACAAGGATTGTTTGATAGTGCAGGTGCTTCACCTCAAATGGACGCTAAGTTATTTATCTCAACATCAGATGATAATTCTACTTATACAGGGTTTACACCTTTTCAAGATGGTAATTATGAATTTAGATATGCTAAGTTCCAATTAAAATTAACTTCTGCTGTTAGCTCACAATCACCTAAAGTAAATAACGCACAAGTTAGGTTGTTTATGATGGATCGAACAGAAAAAGCACAAAACATAGCAAGCGGTGCAACAACTAAAGCTGTTACATTTACTGACGCTTTCTTTGCAGAGCCTAGTGTTATTATTATGGCACAAAATGCGGCACAGAATATACAGACAGCAGTAACAAGTAAATCAGCAACAGGATTTAGCGTAACCTTTACTAATGCAGGTGGTGCGGCACAAGATGTAACCTTTGATTATGTTGCAACAGGACAGGGCAGAGCCATTTAATTTGCCAAAATAAAACAAATACTTTATAAGAACAATAGGAGAACATAAAT